AATGTCGTCATTGTAAAAAGATTTATTAATCAAAATTTATAAACAATAATAACTAATAGGAGCATAACAGTGAAAATAACAAATAAAGAAAGAGTATTCTTAATGGCAATACTATTTGATTTAGGGTCAATGATGGCCAAGATGTATGTAAGGCTTGAGCATGTTGACCTATTAGTAGGTGATGAGCCAGAGAATATCCGTCAGAATCTTACTAATGCACAGACTATTGCGGCTACAATACTTGAGATGACTCCAGATGAGTTAGAAGAATCTCTTAAACTTTCTAAATATATAGATAAGATGTCATCTACAATGGGTGGAGAGACTACAGTTGGGGAGGCATAAATGACTGCAAAAGAAATTAGAAATATGACAGACAGTGAAATTAAAGAAGCCTGGAAAATTATTAATAAATCTTGTGACAACCATGAAAACTATGAAGATGAAACAATATCTCAAAGACGACACAGGGAATGGTATCAAGACACTATCTACTACGAGTTTAATAAAAGGAGCAAATAATGAATCCAGTACAAGAGTTTGCAGTAGACTTTATTGTCTTTACTTTGTTATCTATAACTGTAGTATATGGTATAATGCATTTAGCGTTTCCACCAGATGATGATGAAGAGGAGGTAGACAGTGATGGATAAAGAATATGATTTTATGGGTTATAAGACTGAAACTGTTGAAAGAGCAGTAGAAGACTACGGCAAAGGTAATATATACGAAGCTATATTTAATATGGAGGCAAAGATAGCCAGTCTGCAAGTAGAAGCTGATAGTCTCAGAGATATGGTAGTGGGAGAATGGAAAGAACTCCGTGATATAATAAAAATGTATGGTCTTGATAAAAATCTAGATGACGAAGAAGAATAGCATGAGTACACATTGTATATCAAATGCTAAGTCTATCACATATTATGTAGAGAAATTAACACCTCTATTAGCACATAAAGATGAACTGTCAGTGTTAGAGTTAGGGGCGGCATTAATAGTGTGTTATAACCACTATAATGGTGCATTAAGACAGTTAGAGCATGAAACAGATAAAGAAGAGGGGAAAGATGTCTAAACTAAATTTAAAACATAAAGATGAAATCATTATAAAAGTAGTTCAAAAGCAACAGCATAAATATAGAAGCACAACAAGTGATGCAAGAGGTGTCAATGAAGGATGGGTGCAAGCATTATTGTGGGTTCTAGGATTTACTGACTTAACTAATAACAAGATAAAAGAGGAGAATAACAGTGAAGAGAAAGACACAGAAACAAAAAGTTAAAGAATATCTCTTACAAGGTAATACTTTAACCCCAGTCGAAGCATATGAAAGAGGGTGGGGTATGCGGTTAGCAGCTATTATCAACACTCTAAGGAGTGAAGGTATGAATATTGGTACAAATATGATTCGCAATAGATATGGTACTAAATATGGGCAGTATTATATTAAGAAGGATGTTGAGAAACAGAAGAAGTCTGGTGGTATAGTATTTGAGACACTTATAGCAAATGACTCAGATAATCCTATTAATGATAATGAATCTAAAGTAAAACTGCTTTTAAGGATGAAAAAGTATGATAGAGTACAGTTTAGGACTGCTCTTGATAATACACGATATATAAGAATAGGGTACTGGGAGCCAATATCACCAAACGATATAGACTATGTCCATAAGAATAGTAAAATCAGATTAGATAAAATATCAGTATTTGATGATGATTGTGGATATAAATACTGGTATCCAATACTATAATCAATAATCCACGGCCCGTTTGTTATACCACAGCTACAATGTGTGGGACTCTATGCTCCTCTTCCACATAACGAGCGGGCCAACCTTTCATAATAAGTCAACTAAGGAGACTAATAATAATGAAAACAACACAAGTAAAACTAAATAAAGAGCAAAAAACTGCTTCGAAAGGTGATGAAATGATACTTGTTCCCCACTTTAAAACAGGTTATACTGATGATGACTACAACAAGTTTCTATTGATTGAAAGCAACAGATTAATACGACCTAATAAGATATCTAAGCTCAAGGTTGAGATAGAGCGTAAAGACCTCACCCACGAGAATGAAATAAAAGTAGTCATTAACGAAGATGGTAGATTAGTTGTTGTAGAAGGACAGCATAGGTTTGTGACGTGCATGGAGATGGGTCTGCCTATTTACTATAGATTCTCAGATATGGATATAGATGATATAGGAGCATTAAATTCTGTACAAGATGCGTGGAGCTTAACAGATTCATTACATAGTTATTGTTCAAGAGATAAACATGACTATAAAGTACTTGCTGGGTTTAAGAAACAATATTCATATCCTATCTCAACTCTAATAGGTATATTATCTGGTAGAAATGATAAATCAATGTTGCAAGAATTTAAGAGAGGAGAATTCAAAGTCACTCAAGCTCTTGATGCAGTGCATGACATACTTGGGAAAGTGTATGAATTTAAACGATTTAATGATAGAGTTTATCGTAATCGTACATTCTTATCAGTATATATTGATTTACTTACTCATCCTGAGTTTGAACACACTGTACTCATTCGTAAAGTAGAACAAATCCCAACAAGGTTTGTTAATTGCACAAGAGTCAATGACTATCTCAGAATGATAGAAGATATCTATAACTACAATAATAGGAACCCAATCAAGCTATGGTAACAATCAAAGAACTAAAAAAGAATATTCCAGACAGGATATTAGATGTATATACTGAAGGAGAAGTAACTGTTGTGACGATTCCTAATGGAAGATTAAAAGTAATGCCTAATCATCGTAAACCTCAAATGGGATATTCATTACGAAATGGTGGTAGAAAAACTGGGGTATAAAAATATTAACCGAAGGATGACACTGGAGTTGTCAGAAAGGTTGGCTAAGGTAGATATACCATCACCCCCGTTAATACTCGCAATGTGGGGTAGTGTCACAGCATTACCTCACTAGCGGGAAAACAAAGGAGTAAACATGGACTATATAACATGGACTTGCTGTTGTTGTGAAAAGCAAATAGAAGAGAAATTTATGGATACCGATGAAAGAATGTGTGATGACTGTATGGATGAAGAATATGGTGATTCAGACTTACCAGATAAGATGGTATCAGACGAACATATGCGCAATGAGGTATATTTATACCTTGAACAGTTGAGAGAGACTGGCGAAACTAATATGTTTGGAGCAGGAGTATATCTTGAAAAACATTTCGAGTTATCTAAAGCATTAGCTAGAACATATTTAACAGATTGGATGAGACAATATAATAAAAAAGAGGAGAGCGATGATGATATGTAGCATATGTAAAGAAAAAATAATAGCTGACCCTTATGGATGGGAAGGTGGTTGTAATGCCCAACCTATCAATGATGGCACTTGTTGTTATAAATGTGATAAAGAGGTTGTTTTGCCTAGAAGATTAGCTGATGCAGGATTTTATATAAATAATGTAACAGCTAAATTAATTAAGGAGAATAACAATGATAATGTTTGATATATCAGAATGGATAGCTAACCTATTAGTATTAGGTATAGCAGTCGTAATGTGGGCCATAGGAGTATTTATGATAGCAATGATTATTTCTATGATTAATCAGTGGGTAAAAGAAATGGTAAAAGGAGACAGCAATGAAAATAAACAAAGAATCAACTGAAACTAAGTGTACTAAACACGCAGTAGATTTATTAGTTGGAAAGAAAATTATTCGTGTTGAATATATGAGCGTAGAAGATAGGGAAATCGCTTTGTGGTACGATAGACCATTAATGATATATCTTGATGATGGTTCTTTATTAATACCTATGAAAGATGATGAAGGTAACGATGGTGGTTCATTACACTATCACAATCAAAAAGAACAAGTAACAGATACAATAGGAGTAATATAATGAGATACTACTGGGAAGTTCTATTTAGTACAGAATATTTCCCTTATTGGGAATTTACAATGTTAATGATGCTGTGTTTACAACTGAGTATGTTGTGGAGGATGCATAGAATAGAGAAAAAGGTAGATGTAACGCAAAGTTATCTTGACTCTATATTGGAAGATTTACAATGAAATTAGAAAATAAAATTTGCGACTGGTGTTATAAACCTATAGAGAAACCAAGTGGTAAAATTCATAATGGTAAGCCAGTTTGTAAACCTTGTAAGAAATTATTTTTAGTAGTAGATATTAAAGGATAAAAATGAAAGAGATAACTAATAAGCCATGGAGACAACAGCCAAAAGGATGTCCTTATGGGGAAGGTGATGTAACAGAAAATAAACAATACTTGGAGGATAGAACTAAACTGTTTCGTGAGAATGGGAATGGTTGGTGGTGGTTACCTCCTACAAGACAACCAAAAAAGGGGAAATAACATGGGATTCGATTTATATGGGTTAAACCCAGAAGGAGATGTTCCACAGCCTGTAGTAACAGATTGGGAAAATACAAAACAAGTCGATGATTATCTTGATTATCAACAAGACACACCGGGCTCATATTATAGAGCAAATGTATGGTGGTGGAGACCAATATGGCAATATGTCTGTGAAAACTGTGATAATATATTAACAGAGAAAGATATGGAAAGTGGAAACTTTAATGATGGACATATAATATCTAAGACAAAAGCAAAAAGAATTGCGTCTAGAATAAGAAAGCTGGATAAGCAAGGCAAGATAATGGAATATGAATTAGAACACAAACAATATATAAAATCTTTACCTCAAGAAGATTGTGATATATGTGAAGGAACTGGAGTAAGAGAAGATGAAATAGGAAAAAAAGCAAGAGAGGTAGATGAAGAATACAAATGCAATGGATGTCAAGGTAAAGGTGTGAGGGATAACTGGCAATGTCATTATCCTTTTGAATCTCAACCAGTAATAGAATTTGCAGAGTTTTGTGAACAATCAGGTGGATTTGAAATTTGTTAGAATTTGATATGCAGAGGGAGCTGGGTAAACCAGAGTAGTGGATAATCATACCCCTGAAGATTGTATGGCTAAGATGACTGTGGTGGTAAAACTAAGCAGCGCACTTTGAA